GCACATTGTCGGCATGCTTACTGCTTATGACTGGGAATTTGTACAGCAGGCCAAGGAGCTTCGGGGTTACGCGGTAGCCAAGCTGGTCGAGGAAACCCAAAGTACCAACGCCAACATCCGACTCAAAGCGCTCGGGTTGCTGGGCAAAGTTACAGAGGTTGGGCTGTTCACCGACAAGATCGAGATTAAGAAGGACGAGCTGACCGACTTGCAGTTGGAGCAGCGGATCAAAGACAAGCTGGCCAAGTTCATGCAGGTGGTGGATGTGGTGGACATCCAAGACGCCGAGCCGATCGAAGCAGAACTCAAACCCCTCGTCCCCGATGCACCTTAACCAGTTCACCACGCTGACTCCCCGGGAGATTGCTGCAATACAGGCGGCGCTTCCTAGTATGTCATTGGCGGACAAGATGGAGTTGCTGGATGATTTGGAGGTTCGGGAGCGCCGCGCCTCTTTGGTAGCGGCCAAGACTAATATGCTGGGATTCGCCACGGAGGTCTACCCGGGGTTCAAGATCGGGCCGCACCACAAAAAGCTGGCCAAGATATTTACCGACGTGATCGAGGGCAAGAAGAAGCGGGTTATCATCAACATCGCGCCGCGTATGGGCAAGTCCGAGTTCAGCAGCTACCTGTTCCCCGCATACTTCCTTGGCAAGTTCCCCAACAAGAAGATCATCATGGCCACGCACACGGCGGGTCTGTCCGAGGACTTTGGCCGCAGGATAAGGAACCTTTTGGACACGGAGGAATATCATGGGATTTTTCCAGAGACGCTTGTCGCGTCAGACCAAAAAGCAGCTGGCAAGTGGTCTACAGCTGCTGGCGGACAGTATTACGCTGCTGGTGTGGGTGGCGCTCTTGCCGGTCGTGGTGCTGATCTTTTTGTTATTGACGATCCTCACTCCGAGCAAGATGTAAAGGCTAACAGCCGACTGGCGTTCGATACCGCGTGGTCGTGGTTCCAGACTGGCCCGTTGCAGCGCTTGATGCCGGGCGGAGCGATCATTGTCATCATGACGCGCTGGGGCAAACTTGACCTGACCGGACGGCTGATCGACTACCAAACCAAAAACCCGCAGGCAGTGCCGTGGGAGATTGTGGAGCTGCCAGCCATCCTCAACGAAGGCGAAGAGAACGAGAAATCGCTTTGGCCAGAGCAGTGGCCACTGGAGCAGCTCAAGGCGACAAAGGCCAGCATCGACCCGCAGTATTGGAACGCCCAGTACATGCAACAGCCAACTTCCAACGCGGCGGCGATCATCTCCCGCAAACTCTGGCGGGTCTGGCCAAGTGACGATCCTCCCCCGTGCGAGTACATCATCCAGTCATGGGACACGGCGTTCGAGGCCAAGAACCGGGCGGACTATTCCGCCTGTACAACGTGGGGCGTGTTCTACAACGAGGAAGAGAAGGACGAGGCGCAGGTCATCCTGCTCGACGCGTTCAAGGAGCGCATGGAGTTCCCCGAGCTAAAGGCCGCTGCGCTCAAGCACTATAAAGAATGGGAGCCCGATGCGTTCATCGTGGAGAAGAAAGCCGCTGGTGCGCCGCTGATCCAAGAACTTCGGTCGATGGGCATACCGGTGCAGGAGTTCAGCCCCAGCCGGGGCAACGACAAGATCGTGCGCGTGAACGCCATTGCGGATTTATTCAGTTCGGGTAAAGTCTGGGCACCAGATACACGCTGGGCTCGGGAGGTGATCGAGGAGGTCGCGGCCTTCCCGAACGGTGATAATGACGACTTTGTGGATACGACATCCCAAGCCTTGCTGCGGTTTCGCCAAGGCGGGTTTATTCCTTTGGACTCGGACGAGAAGGACGAGCCCTCCCTATTCCGCCGCAGGCGGGCTGCATATTACTAAGGACAGATCATGGCAACCAATATGGACAAGAGCCTGTACGGCGCACCGGTAGGGATCGCGCAGATGGCTGAGCAGGAGTCACCGCTGGAGATCGAGGTAGTCGACCCGGAGGAGATGAACATCAAGATGGGCGACGTCGAGATCAGCCTTGGCAAAGAGGAAGACAAAGGCGAGGAAGACTTTGACTCCAACCTTGCAGATTTCCTTCCCGACAGTGTCCTGCAAACCGTAGCTGGCGATCTGTCCTCGGACATCGACAACGACAAGAACTCCCGCAAGGAGTGGGAGAAGGGCATCGTCGAGGGGTTGAAACTGCTGGGCCTCCAGATCGAAGAACGCACAGAACCGTGGGATGGCGCTTGCGGCGTGTTCCACCCCCTGATTACCGAGGCAGTTGTCCGCTTCCAAGCTGAGATGATTACCGAGACGTTCCCGGCCAGCGGCCCGGTGCGTACCAAAATTTTGGGCAAAGAGACCGAGGAAGTGCGCGAGGCTGCGTCCAACGTCGAGGACGACATGAACTATGACCTGACCGAGGTCATGAAGGAGTTCCGCCCGGAGCATGAGCGTCTGGCGTGGAACCTGCCCAGCGCCGGATCGGGGTTCAAGAAGGTCTATTACGATCCTTCCCTTGGCCGTCCGGTCTCGATGTTTGTCCCAGCCGAGGACATCTTGTTGCCCTATGGCACCACTGACTTGGATACCTGCCGCCGCCTGACGCACGTCATGCGCAAGACCAAAAACGAGATCCTCAAGCTACAAGCTGCTGGGTTCTACTGCGACTGCGATCTGCCCGACCCACCGCGTGACCGGGACGATATCAAGAAGGCCAAGGACAAGGAGACTGGGTTCAGCGATATTAACGACGACCGTTATGTGTTGCTGGAGTGCCACGTTGACTTGGACTTGGACGGATTTGAGGACAAGGACGACGAGGACGAAGAGACCGGCATCGCCCTGCCCTACGTAGTAACACTAATCAAAGGTACCAACACGGTACTGTCCATTCGCCGCAACTGGAAGGAAGATGATGACCTCAAGCTCAAGCGCCAACACTTCGTCCACTACCAATATATCCCGGGGTTTGGGGCGTACGGCTTCGGCCTCTTCCACCTCATTGGCGGGTTTGCTAAGTCGGCTACAAGCATCATGCGACAACTTGTCGATGCCGGGACGCTCAGCAATCTCCCCGGAGGGCTTAAATCGCGTGGACTACGCATTAAGGGCGATGATACGCCAATCGCTCCGGGAGAATTCCGCGACGTAGACGTAGCCAGCGGCAGCATCCGGGACTCCATCCTCCCGCTGCCATATAAAGAACCGTCGCAAGTTTTGTACCAGTTGCTGGGCAACATCGTGGACGAAGGTCGCCGGTTTGCCGCCACGGCTGATACTAATATGAGTGACATGGGCGCAGCCGGTGCGCCTGTGGGCACGACGCTGGCCCTGCTGGAGCGTCAGCTCAAAGTGATGACGGCCGTCCAAGCCCGGGTGCACTTCGCGCTCAAGGAAGAACTCAAGCTGCTCAAGGAGCTGATCCGCGACAACACCGCGCCCGAGTACGCCTTTGATCCTGAGTACGGCGATCGCAAAGCCAAAAAGGCTGACTACGACTTGGTGGACATCATCCCCGTCAGCGACCCAAATGCGGCTACCATGAGCCAGCGGGTTGTGCAGTACCAAGCTGTTATCCAGATGGCCCAGATGGCTCCGCAGATCTACGACCTGCCCGAGCTGCACCGCGCTATGCTTAACGTCATGGGTATCAAAAACGCCGAGAAGCTGGTGCCGGTCGAGGAGGACTACAAACCCAAAGACCCGGTGTCCGAGAACCAAGCCATCCTCAAAGCCAAGCCGGTCAAGGCATTTATGTACCAGAACCACGCGGCGCATATTGCCGTGCACCAGTTTATGTTGCAAGACCCACTTATCCAGCAGCAGATTGGCCAGAGCCCCCAAGCCGCCCTCATCATGCAAGCTACGATGGCCCATATTGCCGAGCACGTTGGTTACCAGATGCGCCAGAACATCGAGAAGCAGATGGGCGTGGCGATGCCGCCCGAGGACGAGAAACTGCCACCGCAGTTGGAGCTGGCGCTATCTACCATGATGGCCCAAGCAGCGCAACAACAACTTATGCAAGATCAAGCCCAAGCAGCGCAAGCGCAGGCTCAGCAGCAAGCCCAAGACCCGCTTGTCCAGATGCAGCAGCAAGAATTGCAGATCAAGCAGCAGGAGTTGCAGCTCAAGAAAGCCAAGCTGGCCACCGAGGCAGCGCACAAGGCAGACCAGCTCAATTTGGAGCAGCAGAAGATTTCGGGCAATTTGCAGCTCGACTCCATGAAAGTGGGCTCCCAAATCAAATATCAGCAGGCCCAGTTGGCCGCGCAGCAAGAACGCGAAGGTGTCCGCATGGGCATCGACGTCGCCAAGAGCAAAGTACAGCAGCAGGCAGACGCCCGACGCGACGCTTTGCAGCATATTGCCAACTTTAAACCGGAGAAACCTGAGTAATGATTCAACAATTCGCAAACGTATTGCGCGACCAAATACGTAAAGACATGAACAACTACGCGGACGACTTGGCGGGAGGTGTGTGTCGAACTTTTGATGAGTATCAAAAACTCTGCGGCGTTATTCAGGGTCTAGCCGTTGCAGAGCGTTATGTCATTGACCTTGCAGAGAAAGTCGAAAAATCAGATGAGTAATATCATTTTGCCCCCCGGTCTTAGCCTCCCACCCATGATCCAAACAACGGACGTGCCAAAGGACGACGAGACTGCTGAAGAAAAAGGCACCCTGCTACCTGAGCCGACAGGCTACAAGCTGCTGTGTGTGCTGCCCGATGTATCGACAAAACTGTCTGGTACTGACCTCGATCTGGAGCGCCCCGACACCTACATCCGTCAGGAAGAACACGCCACCACGGTGCTGTTTGTCTTGAAGGTAGGCCCGGATGCGTACAAAGATCCCGCCAAATTCCCCAGTGGAGCTTGGTGCAAACCCGGAGATTTTGTGGTCACACGTACCTATTCTGGTACGCGCCTCAAGATTTACGGCAAAGAGTTCCGCCTCATCAACGACGATCAAGTCGATGCGGTGGTGGACGACCCACGCGGAATCACCCGCGCATAAGGAGTAAACATGGACGAGTTTAAGTTTCCCGACGAGGTGCAAAACACCAAAGTCGAAGTAGATGCCGGTACTGACATCGAGATTGAAATCGAGGACGATACCCCCGAACGGGACAGAGGCCGCAAGCCGCTGGACAGGGAGGTACTAGATCCTACCGATGACGAAATCGAATCGTATTCGGACAAGGTAAAGAACCGCATCAAGGAGTTGACCCACGCCCGCCACGACGAGCGCCGAGTCAAAGAAGCCGTTTTGCGGGAAAAGCAGGAGCTGGAAAATCTAGCCCAACGCCTGATTTACGAGAATAATCATCTCAAGAAGACGGTAAACACCGGGCAGGAGGCGTACGTTAAGACGTCCGTCGAGAAAGCTACTTCTGATCTGGAAACGGCCAAGCGACAGCTTAAAGCCGCCCATGAAGCTTTTGACACCGATGCCATTGTGGAAGCACAAGCAATGTTGTCAAATGCCACTGTACAGTTAGACAATGCGAAAAAAATCCGCACGGTACCTTTACAAGAAACAGAATTTGCTGTACAAACGCAGCAATCCGCACCTCGAGCGGACGCACCCGACGAAAAATCCCTGCGCTGGCAGGCAAGAAACCAGTGGTTCGGTGCTCCGGGATTCGAGGAGTACACCAGCTATGCACTAGGGCTGCACCAGAAGCTAGTCAACTCAGGCGTAAGCCCGAGCAGCGATGAGTATTTCGAGCAAATTAACGCTCGCGTGAAGTCAAAGTTCCCCGAGTTATTCGGCGAAACTGAAAACAGATCTTCGGCTACAGCCGCGAAAAGACCGTCAACGGTAGTTGCTTCAGCGTCGCGCTCAACCGCGACAGGCAAGATCAAGCTAACTACAACGCAGATGGCGTTGGCAAAGAAGTTTGGTTTAACCCCGCAGCAGTATGCTGCTCAAGTAATGAAATTGGAGGCTTAATATGGCTAATGACCGCGTAAATCGTGACCTAGTGTCACGCGAAAAAGAAGTTCGCTATGAGTACAAACCGTCGAGTACTCTGCCTGATCCGACCCCTATCCCGGGTTACACATTTCGCTGGGTTGCAACCGCAGTCCTGAGTGTGGCCGACCCGACCAACGTGTCTCGTAAGATGCGCGATGGCTGGGAACCCGTGAAGGCAGTGGATCATCCAGAGTTGATGCTGACTGGTAATACAAGCGGCAATGTTGAAGTAGGTGGGCTCATGTTGTGCAAGATGCCAACGGAACGCGCCAAATCCATTGCTGAATACTATGCCAAGCAAAATCAAGCTCAGATGGAATCGGTGGACAACAACTTCATGCGTCAAAGTGATCCTCGTATGCCGCTGTTTGCAGACCGTAAATCGTCTACATCCCGTGGTGCAACATTTGGTTCTGGTTCTAAATAACGGAGTTTTTTATGGCATATCCTACGGTTCCGGCCCCTTACGGGCTAAAGCCGGTCAATCTGATCGGCGGGCAAGTGTTCGCGGGTTCTACCCGTAACCTTCCCATTGCATTCGGATACAACACAAGTATCTTCTATGGTGACTTGGTCTACCAAACTGGTGGCTTTATCGGTCGCACGACTTTGACTTCAAACTCGTTCGCATCCGGCAAAATCCCAGTGGGCGTTTTCCTTGGCTGTTCTTATACCAACCCCATTACCAAGCAAAAGACCTTTGCTCAGTACTGGCCCGCTGGTACCTTGGCTGGTGACGCAGTTGCAATCGTGACCGATGATCCTGACACAATCTTCAAGATTGCCGTCGTATCGTCTGGTACAACCATTGCCTCGGCAAGCACTCCGGTTATTGGCTACAACCTGCAATTGGTTGACAACACTGGTAGCACCGCTACTGGTAACTCGGCTATCGCAGCTTTGGGTCTGACCGCAAGCCCCGCTACTACTAACACCTTCCCCCTGCGTGTTATTGGTATGGTGCCCGATACGGCCTATAGCTACAGCGGCGTTGGCAGCTCTTCTTCTACGACTGTTACCTTGACTACCGGCGTTTCCGGCGCTGTCTTGGCTGGCGCTGAAGTTAGCTACACCAATACCAACGGCTTGTTGGTTCCCACCGGTACTTTCGTGACTGGCGCGGTTGCTTCTGGCGGCACTTCTGCTACCTTGAATGCAACACCGGCAATCCCGAACGCTGGCACCTCAATCACTGCAATCCCCAGTGGTTCCAATGTTGCTTTCACCAACTATCCCGAGATTCTGGTGAAAATTAACTTTGGCCAGCACATGTACTACAACGCTACCGCCAACGCCTAAGGAGTAACTTAAAATGGCTATTTCACGCGCACAGCTACTTAAAGAGCTGCTCCCCGGACTTAACGCTTTGTTTGGTCTGGAATATGCCCGCTACGGCGAAGAGCATAAAGAATTCTACGAAACCGAGACATCGGAGCGTAGTTTTGAAGAAGAGACCAAGCTGTCTGGTTTCTCTGCTGCACCTGTCAAGAACGAGGGCCAAGCCATCCAGTATGACAATGCACAGGAAGCATGGACTGCTCGCTACAACCACGAGACCATCGCCTTGGGCTTCTCGATCACCGAAGAGGCGATTGAGGACAACCTGTACGACAGCCTGTCTGCTCGTTACACCAAAGGTCTGGCCCGTGCTATGGCGTACACCAAGCAGGTTAAAGCTGCTGCTGTTTTGAACAACGGTTTCTCGTCCCAATACGTTGGCGGCGACGGCCAAGCTCTGTTCAGCACTGCTCACCCGCTGGTCAATGGCGGCACCAACAGCAACACTCCCACCACTGCTGCCGATCTGAACGAGACTTCTTTGGAAGCCGCCGTTATCCAGATCGCTGCTTGGACGGACGAGCGTGGTCTGTTGATCGCTGCTAAGCCACGCAAGTTGGTAATCCCGCCTGCTTTGATGTTCGTTGCTACCCGCCTGCTGGAAACAGAACTGCGCGTTGGTACAAACAACAACGACATCAACGCCTTGAAGAACAACGGCTCGATCCCCGAGGGATACACCGTTAACCACTTCTTGACCGACACCAACGCTTGGTTCCTGACCACAGACGTACCTAACGGTTTGAAGCACTTCGAGCGCGTTGCCCTGCAAAACAGCATGGACGGCGACTTCGATACCGGCAACGTCCGTTACAAGTCTCGTGAGCGTTACAGTTTCGGCTGGTCTGATCCTCTGGGCATCTACGGCTCGGCCGGTTCATACTAATCGGACTCAGTAAGGTAGAGGTGACTGGCCTGCCACTAGGGCTCCTTCGGGAGCCCTTTTTATTGTCCGAAAACTGTCACACAAGCTGCCGGGATTCTTGGTAGGATGCTTTTGCAGCGCCGTGCTGCACCATTTTTACAGGGGAATATCATGGAATTTACGTTGACTATTGATTTTGGTTTTGGCGAGAAAGTTGAATTCAACACCACCGAATTTTGGAAGACCGTGGCTATGGCCAGTTTCGTTGAGCGCATGGAAGGCATCGACGAAGAAGTAGCCGATGACGAAGAAGACGAGGAAGAGTACGCCTACGACGAAGAAGGCAATGCGTACTGGCTGGACGAAGAAAACGAAGTCTGGTACATGTATGACGCTGACGAAGACGACTGGGTTGAAGTTGACCTTGAGGACGACGAAGACGAGGCAGAAGACGAAGAGGAAGAAGTCGCTGCGTAAATTTACTCACTACAGTGAGTAATCCGTGGGGGCTTCGGCCCCCATTTTCTTGGCTAAGCGCTCGTTATGGTGGTGGATTCGGTGGCAGTTAGCACACAGGATTACGCACTTCTCGGCTTCCTTGTATGCTTTTTTGAACCGGCCATTTTTTGCCAGCTCGTGGACACTGTATTCTTTTGTACCGGGGGGATGGTGGAAATCTATAACGGCGGGGTGTGATATCCCACATTGGTTGCACATCAGGGTTGCTTTGTATGCGCTCCATTTTTCCTTGCTCGCTTTCCTGTTTTTCTTTACCTGTGTCTTGTGTTCCTTGGCGTTGGCTGCATAGTGCCGGGCAGAATAAATTTTACCCATTTCCTTGCGTTTTGCGGGATCTTTGTACGGCATGTTGACACGGCCCAAAAATAGTGTATATTGCAGCTATCTGGGTGATTACCGTTACCGGACTGCCCCAGCAGATGATGCAACAATTGGTAACGGGACTTTTGCATAAGGACTTTTTGTCATGGCACGTTCCACATTTGAAGGCCCGATTCTATCGGGCGATAACCGTTTTGGCCCCCTGCGTAACGTAGGTTATTCGCAGCTAGTTCAAAACGTTGATTTAGATTTTTCCAACACAACGGTTGGCACATCCACCTATTCGGGCGGATCGGGCATATTTGTAGCATCAAACGGTGTACCAAATGTGAACGGTGTTGTGTATACACCCAGCGCAACGGCTTACCCCCCGACAGTTCAAACCATCCCCGCAGACACCGCAACTAACGTGTACCGTGGCGCGGTTATGTATTTGCCCGCAGGCGCTGACTTGGATAACATCTATGTTGACTTGGGTGTCGCACTTGCCGTTGCTGGCGGCACCGCTGCGCTGAGTTCGGTTACTGTCTACGTGTCCAACAACTATACGGCGGCTGCTGGTACCGCTGCGTACTTTGCAACTGGCGCAATCAGCACTGCTGGTCGCCAAGCTTTGGCTACGTTCACCGCCACACAGATCGCCAACCAAACGGCTGCTTCGACTGATATCACCCAAGGCAACGGCTACCCCAGCCTGTCTCAAGTGGTGATTACCGTGGCTATCGTTGGCACTGCGCTGGATACACGTACGTCCCTGACCGGTAAGCTCAACTTCACCTTGCAGTACACCCAGCCGGACAACAACATCGGCAGCTTGACGACTTACCCCTACGGTAACTTCGACTAATTAACCTCGGGGGCTTCGGCCCCCGATTTACAGGAGATTAGTTATGGGAATGCAAACCGACGTAAAGTCGTTTCACGTTCAGACCAGCACGTCTAGCGTGGGCACTACAACCCGCACTCGTTTAAAAGGCGCGGTTGTTTCAAACACCACATCCGGTACACCGGCAAATGTGTTTTTTGCCAACAACGTAGCTTTGGCTGGCACATACAGCATTTCGACGACAACTGTTACTGTTACTGTTGCCGCTGGACACGGGCTTACAACTGGCGCTCGCGTGTTTTTGGATTACACCTCTGGCAATGGCACAGACAACATCTACACAATCACCGTCACAGGCCCGACCACATTTACAGCAACTGTACCGTCTTCGTCAGGAACTGGTAATGTGTCGGTCTATGCGCAAGCGTTGATGGAAGTTGATATCACAAACAGCGTGCCTGTTTGTGTAACCATCCCCGGCGAAGGTATTTTGGCCACTGATGGTATTTATGTAGGCGTTCCTGCCAACATTGCTGCTACGGTGTTCTATGGCTAAGTCACCAGCATGGACTCGCAAAGAAGGCAAGTCGGAGAAGGGTGGCCTCAACGCCAAGGGGCGGGCCTCGGCCAAAAAGCAAGGTATGAATTTGAAACCTCCCCAGCCGGAAGGCGGCAAACGGCGCGACTCCTTTTGCGCAAGGATGACTGGGATGAAGAAAAAACTTACCAGCGAGAAGACGGCCAAAGATCCGAATTCACGTATAAACAAGAGCCTTCGGGCTTGGAATTGCTGAGGTAGGATATGAACGACCACAACGCCAAAGATGTCGTAGACGGATTTGCCATATTTACTACTTTGGGTACTATGATGGAGTTTTTGCCAGCAATCGCGTCGCTTTTTACCATTATATGGTTGGGCATTCGTATATACGAAAGCGACACGGTGCAGGCAATGTTTAACCGTAAGGCAAAGGGTAAAGACAATGCCCTCGACGAGTAAGAAACAACACAACCTGATGGCAGCAGTGGCCAAGAACCCTGCGTTTGCCAAGAAGGTTGGTATCAAGCAGAGCGTCGGGGAGGACTTCCTCCAAGCCGACAAAGGCAAGAAGTTTGGGTCAGGTGGGTACACTCGGCCTAGCGTAGAAGGCGTTAACCGGCCAAAGACCGATCACGGTAAAGAGGCTATATTTGCAAAAGGTGGACTTATGGCAACGAAAAAAATGGTAGCAGATAGCAAGTCAATGGGTAAGGTAAAAACCGCAGCCCCCAGCCGTGATGGTATTGCTGAGCGCGGCAAGACCAAGGGTATGATGCCCAAGATGGCTGGTTCCGATACTGGTATGAAACGCGGCGGCAAAGTCCGCAAGTAAGGAGTAATTATGAAAATGGATCACCCACCCCTGATGAAAGAGCCGACCCCTGCTCACAAGATGAACAACGAATTTGTGATGCCGCACGCCGCAGGGCATAAGCACCACAATGACTTCATGCGTCCGCACGCTGCTGGTCACAAGATGCACGCCGATCACGTCAAAGCGATGTGCGGTGGCGGCATGACTCGCAAGTAAGGATTAATCATGGCCACACGTAAAGCCCGCCGCATTCCCCCGGCAATGATGGCGGCTATGGCCGCTCCTTCTGCTGCACCCGCTGCTGCGCCTGATATGGGCGCAGCTCCCCCCGCTATGGGTGGAGCCCCCGGCATGAAGCGTGGCGGCGGTGTTAAGAAAATGGCTTCGGGCGGTTCCGCCTCCAGCCGCGCTGACGGAATTGCTTCTCGCGGTAAAACCGTTGGTAAGTTTTGCTAAGAGTTAATCATGGCTACAAAATTATCAGACGACGAAACGTATTTAAAAAAATACGACAACCTGTCGCGTGGTGAAAAACAAAATTTGGATTTAGCCAAACGCGCACGTCTGAAAGAAGCGCAGGAAGCCGCCGCCGCAGGCGATACTTTTACCCAACGCAGCCAAGATGTGGCGGGGGGTATTATGCGCTCTCTTGCGGGCTCCCCCAGCGCAAAACGGCAGCAGGATGCAGCGGATGCTTTGGCCGCTCAACGTGAGTCCGACCGTCAGCGTCGTTTGCAAGAAGCCCAAGATTCCGCCAATTACAAAGAACGTGACAACTCACTCTACGGGAGTGACACTCCGGGCAAAATCACAGACAATATGCTTGGTATGAAAAAAGGCGGCAAAGTGTACAGTGCTTCCAGTCGTGCCGATGGTATTGCCCAACGGGGTAAAACTCGTGGAAAGTACCTATGATGGCCAGCCGTGGGATGGGGGACGTCAATCCCTCAAAAATGCCCAAGGGCAAGCGCGTTGCTCGCCGCGACGATACTGACTTTGAGCAGTTCGCCAAGGGCGGCGGTGTTAATGCTGCGGGGAATTACACAAAGCCCAGTCTGCGCAAGCAGATTGTGTCCAAAGTAAAAGCCGCAGCCACCCAAGGCACCAAGGCAGGCCAGTGGTCAGCGCGTAAGGCGCAGCTTGTAGCCAAGAAGTACAAGGCTGCTGGCGGAGATTATAGAGATTGAAAGCACCGCAGCAATCGCTCAAGGATTGGACAGCGCAAAAATGGCGCACCAAATCTGGCAAACCGTCTAGCAAGACGGGGGAGCGATATCTGCCGGAAAAGGCCATAAAATCTCTTAGCCCCGCCGAATACGCAGCTACCACCAAGGCCAAACGTGCAGGCAAAGCGGCAGGTAAACAGTTTGTGGCGCAACCCAAAACCATTGCAAAGAAAACAGCGGGGTTTAGATAATGGCTGAAAAATGGATACAGAAAGCGATCAAGCACCCCGGTGCTTTACGCAAGAAACTTGGCGCTAAAGAGGGTCAACCAATTCCCGCAGGCAAACTGGCAAAAGCAGCAAAGTCGTCGGGAACAACCGGTAAGCAAGCACGACTTGCTATGACCCTTAAAGGGCTGAAAAAATGACCACCTCTGGAGCAGCCGCGTTTAATATCGACCTCACGGAAATCGTAGAGGAAGCGTATGAGCGTGCGGGCTCCGAGTTGCGCACTGGTTATGACCTGCGTACTGCACGCCGGTCTTTGAACCTTTTGTTTGCGGATTGGGCCAATCGTGGCATCAACATGTGGACGTTTGAGCAGCAGACAATCACCCTAGTACAAGGCCAGCCAACCTACGCGCTGCCGGACGACACGGTGGATTTGCTTGAGCACGTCATCCGCACAAACGCCAACTCCCCCAACAACCAAGCCGACTTGAATATCACCCGGATCAGCGTGTCTACCTACGCCACGATCCCAAACAAGCTGGTGCAAGCCCGGCCAATTCAAGTTTGGATTCAACGATTGACAGCGCAGGACTCCATCCTGCCGGTGAGTTTGCAAGCTGGTATCACCGCTGCTACCACCCAAATCCCAGTTTCCTCCCTCTCCGGCGTACCTACCGCCGGGTTTGTCACTATCGACTCAGAGCTGATCGGGTTCAACGAAACCCAAGCGGCCACCGCCACAACCCCCGCCTACCTGCTCAACTGCACACGCGGCCAAGGGACAACGACGGCGGCTTCGCACAATTCTGGGGCAGTGTTAACCCTATCCCAAAAGAACAGCATCACCGTCTGGCCAACGCCGGATGGCTCCACGACTTATCAGTTCGTGTACTGGCGGCTGCGCCGCATGCAGGACGCAGGCACCGGCGTCAACGTCATGGACGTACCCTTCCGGTTTATTACTTGCATGGTGGCGGGGCTGGCCTACTACATGGCGCTCAAGATTCCAAATTCGTTGGAGCGCTTGCCAATTTTGAAGGCCCAGTATGATGAGGCTTGGCAGTTGGCGTCCGACGAGGATCGAGAAAAAGCCTCCGTGCGGTTTGTGCCGCGCCGTATGTACATAGGTTCGGGCGGATAATATGGGCAATAGGTTCGCATCCGGCAAGAATTCAATCGCCGAATGTGATCGGTGTGGGTTCCGCTTTAAGCTGACGGAGCTGAAAAAAGAGATAATCAAGACCAAGTTGTACAACCTCTTGGTCTGCCCGGTTTGTTGGGATCCAGATCAGCCACAGTTGCAGTTGGGTATGTACCCAGTAGATGATCCGCAAGCGGTGCGCAATCCCCGCCCAGATCGCAGCTATACGCAGTCTGGCCCGGACTATCTGGGATTCCCGGGCGGTGGATCGAGGGATATACAGTGGGGCTGGAATCCGATTGGCGGTGCCAGCAGTTTTGATTCCGTGTTGACACCAAATAACTTGGTTTTACTCGGAACTATTGGTACAGTTACGGTATCGGTAACATAGGAGTTTATTATGGCCAAGAAAGAAATGGGCGAGTCCAAGTCTGAGCAAAAACGCGAAGAGAAGATGGACAAGAAACAAGACGTCGCTATGATTAAGAAGGCGTTTAAAGAGCATGACATGCAAGAGCACAAAGGTGGCAAGGGCACCAAGATCGTCCTCAAAAAAGGCGGTTTGGATCGCATGGCCAAAGGCGGAGTCACAGGACAAGCTATGCGGTCTATGGGTCGCAATATGGCGCGCGTTGCCAACCAGCGCAGTTCTTCAAGGGGTAAATAATGGCTAAGTTCAGCTCCAAAAGCATGGGTAAAGAAAACGGGCCAGCGTCCGTTTACGCCCAGCCGCATAACTCCAAAGGCCAAGCTATTGACGGCAGTATTCCACGCAAGGAATATATGACCAAGAAAGTGGCTGACCAAGTGAGCTTGGAAGACCCCGTGCCTAACGGCGTAAGCATTGGCATCAACGACAGCATCGAGACCACCGGCATCAAAATCCGTGGAACTGGCGCTGCCACTAAAGGCGTTATGGCCCGAGGCCCGATGGCATGAATTACGCGCAGCTCGTTCAGCTTGTACAGGACTACACTCAGAACTCTGAGTCTACGTTTGTTGCCGACATTCCTACGTTTGTCCAGCAGGCTGAGCAGCGCGTATTCAACTCCATCCAGTTCCCCGCACTTCGCAAGAACGTGACGGGTACGGCGACAGCCAATAACAAATATATTGCCTGTCCCGACGATTTTTTGGCGGTCTATTCGCTCGCGCTTATCAACCAGACAACTGGCATCTACAGCTACTTGCTGGATAAAGACGTCAACTTCATGCGCGAAGCGTACCCTGACCCCTCGATCAAAGGCACACCTAAGTACTACGGCATTTTTGGCCCGCAGACAAGTGTGCCCAACGAGCTGACTTTTATTATTGGCCCCACTCCGGAAACCAATTACGGTCTTGAGCTGCACTACTTCTTTTACCCGCCGTCCATTGTGCAGGGCATCATTACCGGATTTAATACCCCCACTTCTGTTGGCTCGCTAACCAACGGCACGTATTACAACGTGGCTTTGACAGGCGGATCTGGCACAGCCGCTACGGCTACCGTAGTAGTAGCATCCAACGCAGTATCTTCGGTAACCATTGCCAATGGTGGTTCGTTGTATAAAGTTGGCGATTCTTTGTCTGTGCCGATTGCAAGCATTGGCGGCACTGGTACTTCCTGCTCCGTCACCGTGGCCACAGTAAATAACGCAAACGGCACCTCGTGGTTGGGCGACAACTTTGATTCTGTACTGCTGTACGGAACGCTGCTTGAGGCGTACACCTTCATGAAAGGCGAGGCCGATATGCTGCAACTGTACCAAGGTCGGTACGTTGAAGCTCTTGGTCTGGCTAAACGTCTGGGCGATGGCATGGAGCGTACCGATGCCTACCGCACCGGACAGACTAGGGTGGCTATACCATGAGCATCGTCCAAGGGCAGACCACCAGTTTTAAGTACCAGCTGTTCCAAGGTACGCAGAACTTTACGACCGACACGTTTTACATGGCGTTGTACAACGGCAATGCCAATCTGAACCTGACCACAACTGTGTACAGCTCGACCAACGAAGTGTCCGGCACCGGCTATACCGCCGGGGGCAAAGCCCTGACCGGAGTCACGCTCAACTACGATGCCACCAACAGCGTGGTGTACGTCAACTTTGACAATGTAATTTGGAATCCAGCCAACTTTACCACGCGTTGCGCCCTGATTTACAATTCGAGCCGGGCAAACTCCTCTGTGGCGGTCATTGATTTTGGGGCAGACAAGTCTTGCACAAACACGTTTACCGTGACCATGCCCAGCAACACGTATTCAACCGCACTTATCAGGAGCGCTTAATGGCACTTGTGACTACCACCAAAGGCGACATGGATGATTCTTTGCTGGAAAAGCGGGAAGGCTCCTTGGACAATGACATTGAATACACAACATGGACAGAGTACTGGCTGGATGGTGAGCTTGTTCACCGATCAGTCCATGTAACCCTAAAAACTTCTCCTGCGCTGTTTGCAGAAGCAGCATCTTTTGAATAAGGAAATATCATGGCAAACACCCAATCAATGTGTACTTCGTTCATGGGGCAGTTGCTCAATGGCGGGCACCAATTCGGCTCCATCACGCTTACTTCGCGTGGTAGCTTAACCGCACCTACAACTGATACGTTTAAAGCAGCGTTGTATTTGGCATCTGCTACTATCAATGCTAGTACTACTGTTTATTCAGCAACCGGCGAGGTCTCAGGTACAGGCTATACACCGGGCGGTATTACGGTAACAAACGCCACTGCGCCGACAGCGACAAATTCATCGTCTACGGCTGGCGTGGCTTATTGGACACCTTCAGCGTCACTTGTGTACACAAGCGTGACACTATCCACTGCGTTTGATACTGTGTTGATTTATAACTCGACGCAGAACAGTACCGCTGTCAGCGTTCATACCTTTGGCTCACAAACTGTGACCGCCGGTACGTTTACATTGACGATGCCTTCTAACAGTACAACTACCGCGCTGCTTCGTTTAGCAACAACGTAATACCCTGATGTAAGGTTGGTATGGCAACCGCATGGGGCTACAGTACTTGGGGCAGTAATACTTGGGGCGGTCAACAAGCCGCCTTGACGGGTAATGCTGCCTCGGGGAATGTAGGAACTGCTACCCCAAACGTAACGGTTGCTCTTACTGGGGTTAGCACGGCTGGTTTGGTTGGTACAGTTACCGGTTCAGTGTCTTACGGCGCTACGTTAACTGGAGTTTCAGCAAGCGGAAATGTTGGCACAGCTGCACCAAATACAACGGTTGCGCTAACAGGGGTTGGGGCTACTGGCGCAGTAGGCACGGTTACAGACACAGTTTCTCCGGCGGAAACTGGGGTTGCAGCGCTTGGTAATGTAGGTACAACTGTACCCAATGTGAGTGTTGCTCTGACAGGAGTTGCAGCAACTGGGAATGTAGGCACTGTAGTAGCAAGCAAATCTTTTGCGCTTACTGGGGTGGCAGCTTCCGGGGCGGTTGGTACAGTTACAAACGCTGCTTCTCTGGCACTAACAGGAGTTGCAGCGGCAGGCAGTGTTGGGACGGTAGCACCAAGCAAATCAGTTGCCCTTACTGGAGTCAGTGCATCAGGGGTGGTAAGTGGCCTTACTCCGCTAGTATCATTGGGCAGCGTAACTGCTACTGGCGCGGTAGGTACAGTTACTCCAAACATTACCGTGGCGCTTACTGGGGCTGCGGCTTCTGGCGCAGTCGGAAACACTGGGTTTAATAAAATAATAGCGTTGACCGGCGTGTCCGCTACAGGAAACGTGGGGTCAGTTGCGCAAAGTGCATCTTTTGCTTTGACTGGGGTTTACGCGCAAGCGGATGTGGGGGTTGTAACTGCGGTATATTGGAAACTAATTGATGACATCCAATCCCCAAACTGGCAAAATATCACGGACGATCAATCCCCGGGATGGTCAACAATATCGGACGACGAAACCCCCAATTGGGTTCTTGTCCCAACGGCTTAGGAGTTTTAAATGACGGTCAATTACACAACCAACTTGGCGCTTGCCCAACCAGTTACCGGAACAGAATCCGGCACATGGGGCGACGATGTAAACAATGGGTTGACATCCTACTTGGACAACGCAATCGCCGGTACAGTGACGCTGACCAACGATGGAGCCGTGACGCTTTCCAATACCCAAGGAACAAGCTCCGCAACTAACATTGTCTCCAGCCTGACTGGCGCGGGCACAGTCTCAGCGCAGTTTGCCATTATTCGGGTAACAGGTACGCTGACCACCGCAAAGGTACTGACTGCCCCGTCGTTAAGCAAAACATACGTTGTAGTCAACGCTGCCACAGGCAGCACCGTAACCATCAAAGCATCCGGTCAATCCGGCGTGTCCGTGGCAGTAGGCGAGTCTGCTACTGTGTACTTCAACGGCACTGACTACGTTAAAAGTGCAACTACTACGGCTGGTTCAGGTACTGTTACTTCGGTAGCCGCATCCGTACCGGCTTTCTTGTCAATTGCTGGCTCCCCCATTACTACCAGCGGAACGCTGGCTATTACTTACTCAGGCACAGCGCTCCCAGTTGCTAACGGCGGAACAGGTTTAACTTCCGGCACTTCCGGCGGGGTACTCTATTACTCTGCAACTGGAACGCTTGCATCTTCGGCTGCTTTGGCGGCTAATGCCATAGTGCTTGGAGGGGGCGCGGGTGCTGCGCCAGCAACGACAACCACGGGTACAGGCGTAGTTACGGCGCTTGGTGTAAACACAGGGACTGCCGGAGCTTTTGTTGTTAATGGTGGCGCATTAGGAACGCCATCAAGTGGGACGCTTACTAGTGCTACTGGCCTACCAATTTCCACAGGCGTTTCCGGTTTAGGCACAGGCGTAGCTACTTTTCTTGCCACCCCTACAAGTGCAAACTTAGCCGCTGCTTTGACCGATGAAACTGGTACAGGCGCAAACGTGTTTGCAACAAGCCCGACACTGGTAACTCCAATTCTTGGAACGCCAACGTCAGGGACATTGAGCAATTGCACAGTAGACGGCACAAATTCTGTTGGATACCTTAACATTCCGCAAAACAGTCAATCTGCTGCTTACACTTTAGTTTTGTCAGACGCTGGCAAACACATTTATCACCCATCAACAGATGCAAATGCACGGACTTATACAATCCCAGCAAACAGCAGCGTTGCATACCCAATTGGTACGGCTATCACGTTTATTAACATGACAAGCCAAGTGGTAACTATTGCGATTACCACGGACACAATGTATCTTTCTAGCGCAGGAACTACTGGTTCACGTTCGTTGGCTCAATATGGTTCTGCTACAGCTATCAAGATGACTTCAACAACTTGGCTCATTTCTGGGAGTGGATTGACATGAGTGGTGCATTACAAGCTGTTTATCAAAATTTGCGTAGCTTTGTAACTGGTTCTGGGTCTGCTACATATTGCACACCCGGCACATACACATGGGTTACACCTACTGGGGTAACTAGTATTTCTGTAGTTGTAGTTGGCGGCGGGGGCGGTGGCGGCGCTTACGGCGCAACTTCCGGATGTTTTTGCTGTGTCCCAGTTTGCGTTCACATTGGCGGCGGCGGCGGCGGTGCTGGGGGTACTGCTTATTACAACAATAGAACTCCGGGTTCTGGCAAACAAATAATTGTTGGCGCAGGTGGAACAGGAGCCGCATACGGCAATAACAAAGGTAGTGATGGTGGACAATCGTCGGTTAAATGGAGTACTCTTTGTTTTACTACTGGCGGTGGCGGCATCGGCGGATGTGGGGGAGGAAATACTGCTGGCGGCAATGGTGGCTACGGCGCAGGATGTAATACGGGATCAGCACCCGGTGGTCGCGGAGGCTATGGTGGTTCCGGATTTGGTCCCGGTTGTGCTACCGGCGGCGGTGGTGGTGGGGCAGCGGGGTATTCCTTTCAAGGAGGTAACGGAGGTGGTGGTGGTTTAGCTGGCTGCCCCGGTGGTACTGGCGCGGCTGGCGGCGGCGGCAGCGGAACTTCGGGTTGCAGAGGGGGCGGTGGTGGAGGAATAGGACTTTTAGGACAAGGTAGTACCGGCGCTGGAGGTACTGCTAATCAAGGTGGAGGAGGTGGTTCTAACGGTGCATCGGGTCTTTCATCTAGTTTTGCTAGTGGTGGAGCATATGGCGGCGGCGGCGGCGGTGCTGGTAATAATAATACTACAGGAGGAAACGGAGCAAATGGTGCAGTCCGTATTATTTGGCCCGGTACTACACGCCAATTCCCATTTACTAATGCGGGGTCGCCATGAAATTGTATATTCAAGTTGAAAACGGTCAGCCTGTTGAGCATCCTGCTACGGAAGAAAATCTTTTACAGGCATTTCCTGACGGCATACCATCAAACTGGGAGCCGTTTGTTCGTGTTTTACCCCCATCACTAAACGAACATGAAATGTTTGATGACCCGCACGTTATTTACGAAAAAATAGATGGCGTGTGGACAGACGTACACCAAGTTATACAAGTATCTGAAGAAGAACGAATTGCAATAGCGCAAGCAAAAAAACAACGTGAAATTGATTTTGCTAAAGCAGCATGGGCAGCGCTTCGTCAGCGGGACAATTTTTCTGCGTGGGTGTTTAATGAAGACACCATGAAGTATGAACCGCCAATACCACGCCCAACAGATAGGGAAGTTATTTGGAGCGGCGCAAACAACGGCTGGGTTGACCGACCAACAAAACCTGATGATGGTAAAAACTACAGAATTGATTTTTATACGTCATCATGGGTAGAGGTAACAGAATGACCAAAGTAGCCAAAAAACCAAAAGTATGTAAAGCTGCTAAATCAGTAGCTGACGTAATACAAAACACACAGCTTGGTGTTGCTTACCACTTCCCTTGCCCAATTTACATTATTGAGCGCTCGGACTTCTTGGAAGCCGTAAACCAAGTATCAGAAGAAAGACTTAAAGTGGCACGCAAAGACCGTGACCTCAACGAAATCTACCCTGTGTACATGAGCGACAACTATTACGCTGACTCACGGCTTACAAATTTTTCTGAATTTATTGGTGGCACTGCGTGGAACATTCTTAGCGAACAAGGCTACGCGATGCAAAACACTGCCGTCCAATTTACTGAAATGTGGACGCAGGAACACCACAAGCACTCGGCAATGGACGCACACGTTCATGGTTTTGGCTCTCAAATAGTGGGCTTTTATTTTCTTGAAACGCCAGAAGATTGCTCACGTTTGGTAGTTCATGACCCCCGCGCAGCCAAAGTGCAGGTCGACCTGCCAGAGCAGGATATGAACATGGCAACTCCCGCCAGCAAAATGATTAACTTCACGCCTAAACCCGGCATGATAATCTTCACTAACTCGTGGTTAGCCCATTCATTTACCCGCCACGCTGCCGACAAGCCAATTAAGTTTGTCCACTTTAATCTGACGGTAATACCAGCCCCACAACAGCAATGCGGCCTTCTGCCTGCTGAAGTAATATGAACAAATATGCCATCAGGTTCAACAAGTCCCGTGGCATGGAAGGCCGTGGAACTATGGATCATTGCTGGCGCGTCTTTGAAAACGGCAAAGAATACCTGTTCAAACACTTTATACTGAACGTGCCATCGCGCAGCGAAAAAGCAGCCGACAGCGAGGATTGGAATGTGGTGTGCCAAGGCGTGATGACTATTGACCGAGAAACTTCAACGGCGGTAATCAACCCAGCGTAACAGGTGGCCCATGCTTGACCCGATCACCGCTTTCGCAACTGCCCAAGCGGCGGTTAAAGGAGTCCAAGCTGCGATCAAGCTGGGCAAGGATATCCACGCCATCACTGGCGAAGCGATGAAGTTCTTCGAGGCCAAGGATGTGGTGCAGAAAGCCGCATCCCAGCCAAAGGGAACCTTTGCCAAGTCGGACACGGCGCAGGCCTTTGAGATCGTCATGCAGGCCAAGATGCTCAATGACGCCGAGAAGGAATTAAACAACTGGATGGTGATGTCTGGCCATGCCGATCTGTGGCAGCAGCTCCTGATTGAGCGCAACAACATCATCCAAACCCGCAAGAAGCAAGAAATCTTGGACGAGAAGAACGCTGCGGCCAAGAAAAAAGAGATGGACGAGTTGATCAACTGGCTCCTTGGCGGTGCAATTGTTATTTTGGTTTTGGGCCTTGTCTTTTGGTGGCTCACTATGTTGTTGGAGAAACACTAATGCTTACGATCCTGTCTACGCTGATTTCATTCCTCATGGGGGGCTTGCCCAAGCTGCTTGATTTTTTCCAAGACCGTGCGGATAAACGCCATGAGCTGGACTTGGCTCGGATGCAGATCGAACGGGAACTGGAGCTACGTAAAGCTGGCTTTGAGGCACAGGAGCGAATTGAGCAGATCCACAGTGCCGACTTAGAACTGCAAACCAATGCCAAGGCCAATGAAAATCTGGTCAACGCCCAAGTGGCCGAGATGCAGGCCATCTACGAGCATGATGAGTCGCTCAACGAGGGAACCAGCCAGTGGATGAAAAACCTGCGCGCAGGCGTCCGCAGCTTTATTACTCTTGGATTCTTTGGCCTGCTGGTATTCGTTGACATCGGCCTGTTTATTTACGGCTACAACAACGGTGTGCAGTTCCCTGTGCTGGCTGAAAAGCTGTGGGATTCCAACACCCAAGCGCTGTTTGCTTCGATTATTGCGTTTCACTTCGGGGGCCGGGCCTTTGGAAAATGATCTGGACTCTGGTGCTTATATCGGGAATTAATATGCAGTACGTCACTACGGTCGGGTACTTTGAATACGAGGCCGCCTGCCAGAAAGCGGCTCAGGAATGGCGTGATCTGGGGTACAAGGTTGGTTGCGTGCAGACGGTGAAACGCAAATGAAAGTATCAGCCAAAGCACTGGAGGTCATCAAACATCACGAGGGCACCCGCCTGCGTGCATACCGGTGCCCAGCTAAGCTCTGGACTATAGGGGTAGGGCATGTGCTGTACCCAGAGCAGGGCAAGCTGAAAATTGAGCAACGGGATTCTGTCCCCCTGCGCCCAGAAGATGATAGGGTTTTCCCTATGGAGGAAGTAGATGCAATACTTGCAGCAGATTTGGCTAGATTTGAGCGCGGGGTCGAGCAGTTCTGTCCTGTCAGCCTTACACAAGGTATGTTTGATGGGCTTGTCAGTTTTTCTTTTAACGTGGGCCTTGGGACACTCCAGCGTTCTACGCTTCGCCAGAAACTGTTACGCGGGGATAAGACGGGCGCTGCGGATGAGTTCTTGAAGTATTGCATGGCTGGGGGTAAAATCCTCAAAGGGTTGCAGAACCGCCGCATTGACGAGCGTGCCCTTTTCCTGTCTTAGGATGTGCGATGCCTCTACAAAAGCTGATTTTTAAACCCGGGGTAAACCGTGAAAATACTCGCTACTTGAATGAAAGTGGCTGGTACGAAAGCGACAAAATCCGGTTTCGCCAAGGAACCCCCGAAAAAATAGGCGGGTGGATTCAGTATTCTGCGTCTACTTTCCTTGGGGTCTGCCGCAACCTGTGGAACTGGATAACGACCAGCAACGTCAACTACGTTTCCTTGGGCACCAACCTCAAGTTTTACCTGACAACCGGCGGTACCTACTACGACATTACCCCCGTTCGGTCAACCGCTACGCTGGGAGCAAACCCTTTTGCGACAAACACCGCCACCAACTCTGGCGGAAAAACCACGATTACGGTAACACACGCGTCCCACGGCGCTATTGCCAATGACTTTGTAAGTTTTTCTGGGGCCACTGCTGTTGCCACTGTGACTGTCAGCGGGTCTTACCAAATTCTTACGGTGCCTACATCAAGCACCTATACCATCCAAGCCACAGGAACAGCTACAAGCTCCACAAGCGGCGGGGGCAGCTCGGTGGTCGCAACCTACCAAATTAGTACTGGCCCCGCGATCCAAACGCCATATTACGGCTGGGGCGCTTCAACTTGGGGAGCTGGAACTTGGGGTAATGGCGGCACGGTTAAGGCGGATATCCGCCTGTGGAGCGCTTACAACTTTGGCGAAAACCTACTGTACGGCCCACGCGGCGGTGGCATTTATTACTGGCAGACAACCAACACTACATCTAACCCGGGCGTGCTTTTAAATAGTTTGGGCGGCAACGTCACCATTACTATTGCATCCCCAGCCATCGTTACATACACCACTGCACTGACGGACGGTACAGCCATCCAGTTTGGGACTACCGGGGCGCTACCCACCGGCATTACGGCAGGCGTAACGTATTACGTTAATAACCTTGATGGCCTTACTTCTCAGTTGCTGGACGCTAACGGCAACACGGTCAACACTTCTGGCTCGCAGTCCGGCACCCAGTACATATCCAATTTGGTTGACGTGCCGACTGTTCAAAACAGCATCTTGGTCTCGGATGCTTCGCGGTTTGTATTTGTTTTTGGCACCAATAACTACGGCAGCTCCACTATTGACCCCATGCTGATCCGCTGGTCAGATCAGGAAAACCCCTACGCTTGGACTCCCGACGCCACAAATCAAGCAGGCAGTATCCGTCTTTCCCACGGTTCGCAGATTGTCACGGTTGTCCAGACGCGCCAAGAGGTGTTTGTGATTACCGACCAAGCGGTATACGGCTTGCAGTATATCGGCACGCCTTACGTCTGGCAGACCCAAATTTTGGGCGACAACATCTCCATCATTGGCCCCAACGCTGCGGCGTTGGCCTCTGGCGTTATCTTTTGGATGGGTATCGACAAGTTCTACCGTTACGATGGTCGTGTGCAAACACAGAACTGCGACTTACGTAAATATGTGTTTAACGACATTAATCTGTACCAGAATCAACAGGTGTTTGCCAGCACGGTCGAGGCGTTCAACGAAGTCTGGTGGTTCTACTGCTCGGCAGAAAGCACGACAATCAATAAATACGTGGTGTACAACTACCTCGAAAATACTTGGTATTACGGCACGATGGCGCGCACGGCTTGGATTGATTCTGGTCTCCAGCCCAGCCCACTGGCCACAACCTACAACGGCTACACTGTAAGGCACGAGCAAGGTAACGACGACGTTGAGACCGGCACCCCCGCGCCTATTGTGGCTTATATCTCCTCTTCGGAGTTTGATATTGGAGACGGCGACCACTACTCGTTTATTTGGCGCGTGCTGCCGGACTTGACATTTAGCGGAACCACCAGCGGCTATACCGGCCAGACCACGATGACGCTGTACCCCATGCAGAACTCAGGATCGGGCGCAAGCCAGCCCGGCGTGATGCAGGTTACCCAAAGCGCAAACTACAACATCACCGAAGAATTCACGGGGATTGTATATACACGGGTTCGCGGACGACAGTTGATCTTTAAGATGGGCAGCAGCAATCTTGGTACGGCTTGGCAGTTGGGGGCCCCGAGAATAGATATTCGCCCGGATGGACGCAGGTAGTATGTCATACATTGTTAGCACCAAAAACACACTTACCAAGTTTGCCGCGCCTAACTTGCCGTTGGCTACGCCGGAGTATGACCGGCAATATACAGACCAGCTCAATAACATTTTTCGGCTGTATTTCAATCAAATAACCAATTTGGCGCAGCAATTAACGACACAAGAAGTCATACCGCCATTAAAAAATTACACAGTGGCTGCACTACCTAGCGCAGCAACTTCCGGCGTAGGCGCTAGGGCTTTTGTGATTGATGCGCTGGCCCCTACTTTTGGCGCTACGGTCGTAACCGGCGGCGCTGTTGCTGTCCCCGTATATTCAGACGGAACTAACTGGAAAGTCGGTTGACATGATAATATCGGATAACCCCCATTTTGAGAGGCAAATATGAGCCTGCACGTACTAGCAAATCACATGGCAGCGCAGGGTCGCGGGCCTGACTCCACACTTGTCCACATGTCCCCCAAGGAGCTGCAAAGTCTCCAGAGTATGGCGCAGGCGCATGGCGGCTCCCTGACTATTAATCCCGAAACAGGATTACCCGAAGCTGGGTTTTT